GCGTCGAAAAATCTTTTCATGAAGATTTCTGGAAGTGTCATTCCTTCAATGACACCCAATATTCCATCTGGTCCCACTCCAGTATCGGATATCAGCGTTGTTAATACATCTTGATCAGAACTTCCAACCATGGCGTATAGTTTTCTATACTTGTACTTAATTTTGCCATTTTTGATACTGTTGGCTTCAACGAGGCCCGTAACTCTGTCAACGTTACAGGCAATACCTCCGCTTAAAAAAGCGTGGTATCCGAAAATTTCTATTTTAACAGGAGAACATTTACTCTCATATTCAGTGATTTTATCCCGAATATGAGAATAATCCATATAAACAAACAAGTGGTATGACCCTTTATTGTTCATAGTTGGTGGAAATGTTATCCGAATTGCATATAAAGATTCTGCTTCAGTGATTTCTGCCATCAAAATGTATATTTCTTAAAGGTTTATTTATTTATGGAGAAACCTTATAAAACTCCACCTTAGCCTAACTTCCTCGGTTTTTAACAAATTGTTCAGGGCTAACTCCAGACTCAATCAACGCCTGGACTAACCGGAACAAACAATCATTCATTTCAGGGGTAAAACTCCGTGAAGCCAAACCATCACACATCTCAACGATATGTGTAGGTTTGATTCCATAGACTCCACATTGCTGAAAAAATGAGTGGTAAAACTCTTCTTGGGGTGTTTTCCTAAGGTTGGATCCTAACCCAACCCCCTCACTAACTCTCCTGGCCTGATACTCCAAAAGTCCATAGGACATTGGTCGATCCATGAGTAGTGGGTTATGCCCTGTCAGTGGAACCAAATTCATTAATCCGTTTATTATGGTTGGTAGTGATGCAATCCCGCCACCAATAACTTGTTGAATCTTGGGCAAGTAGTCAATAAGACCTTGCTTTATTTTATCCATTATAGAGGGTGTTTCTTTTGGTTGTGGTGGTCCACTTCGAAAGGAGTTTTTTAACTCCTTGTCGATTATTGGTAGGTCAACCTCATCAGTATGTGAGTCAGTCATGTTGCCTACGGCCGAGCCAATTATCTCGACATGTTGAACAGCTTCAAATTCATATGCATCACCTGCAACTCCTTGAATCATTATAACCATGTATGCTGCACCAGCTGAAGCGGATGCCTGGAGGAACTCATACTCCTGGGGGAGAACAGGACCGTTGTCACATGCCTGGACAAGCCACGAATCTTTTCCAGATTGGTGGACATTTCCAGTCACAACGACCCTTTTTGTTAGTTCGAGGTTTCCCAAGGTAATAAGAGTCCCACCCATACATGATGAATGGTCTTGGTCCGTGTAAGCATAAGCTAGACCGTTTTGATTCATAAGAGTTCCAACATATTGAACCCGCACTCCTCCTGCAACAAAGCGCCCTTGAAGAGCTGTTCCAAATGATGCAGTAGGATAAGGCAAGTTTTGAAAATTATAATATTGGAGGTTTGTAAATGAAGATAAAACTGTTGAGGACGTTCCGACAGACGCCGAAATCGTTGTAATGACGTTTTGACCGTCATTGGCCCAATCTGGTCGTAAAGCTATAAAGCCAACACCGGATGTTCCCAGTTGTAACTGGCCGGCTGAAGTAACTTTAAACTTAGCAGATCGCATTGTATACTGCCCATTTGGTAGACAGGCCCCAGAGCCAGTAGCCCAGGGATCAAGTCTAGCAGACAAGTACTCTCTTGTGCATTGGGGTACAGTATGCATCAGTTGAACACGGCCCTTTGTGTCAACCGTTTTAACAATATTGTAATCACTTTTTAATGCCTTCTTCTTTTGAGAAGGAGTTAACACCGGATTGGAACTAGCCAATCTAGTTGTTGTTGTTCTAGAAATCACCTTCTGAGGTGCTCCCAAACCATTTGGTTTTCCAGTTTTCTGGGAGTTTTTCATTGTGGGATTAATTTGTCTCGGATTCATAAGGGACGAAGTTCTTAAAACCTTCCTCCTCCATGAATGGTGGCAAAAAAGTATCAAATACACCATCCAATCTAGAACTTTCTAACCCTTGATAAAATGCAAACATTTCGTCATCACTTAAGACTCCAAGATGTGCAAATACCTCTTCTGTGGCAGTTAAATTCCCTATTGTCAAGTACCATTGAGACAAATTGTAATAAGCTGTTTTAAAGATGTCATATTCATCCGATGAAAAGCTCATAAAATAGAGCATGAAGGCTCTGCAAATAAATGATTCACGATTCAGTGGTTGGACCCCGTCATAAATCATTGTTGTTGCTAAACGTTGAGTGTCAAACAACGGAAAATATTTTCCCTCAATCTTCCTGAAGGTGAAACCGAGAAACTGCATTTCTTCAATTGGGAAATCTCTCCCCCCTTTGAGAAACTTGAGTTTCATGCCGAATCTACTAAAGAAATCATCCAGAAACCCGGGATGTAGAACATAATCAAACTCCTCATCAACAGAGCAGACACTATCATCCCCAAATAACTGAACAATTTGCTCATCGAGAAACTGGTCGGTTGGCCAACATCCAAATTTATTGTAAAAAGCTTCCATAAGAAAACAAGATACAATAAGAATGTGAGCTAAAATATTATCTCTAGTTGTTGTGCCAGAACCGGATGCATTTCCATATTTTTT